CTTACTCAAGTACTTCGAGACAGGCACCCTTTCGTTGCAGGATCAGTATTTAATCCTAAACGAAATAATCGGACCCAAGGCTATGTCGCTGGTGCTGAAAGCATCAGACTAAAAGAATTAAACCCTACATCAAGAGACCATATTGCATGGATACTGACATCTCATCATGGATGGACACCCTCATTAATAAGCTCGAACGGGAAACCCGTAATCGACGAGATCGTCTTAAAGGAAATTGGGACGGATATAGCTCTGAAATTTCTCCGATGCTTGGAACTGAAGAAAGCATTAGGAATGATATCAGAAGGCGTGAACGCATGGCTGAAGTTATGTACGACATCTAGCCGTATCCATCACCATTGTTCCGTTGCTACTAATACTTTTAGAGCAAGTCACAGAAAACCAAATTTAGCTCAGGTACCAGCAGATGAAGAATTTAGAAAACTATTTACCGCCACGCCTGGAATGGTTATGTGCGGGGCTGATCTTAGTGGGATTGAACTCAGGATGCTCGCTCACTATCTCGCCAGATATGATGAAGGACGCTATGCCGAAATCCTCCTCACTGGAGACATACATCAAGTCAACGCAGACAAGATCGGAATTAGTAGACGAGCTGTTAAAACAGTAACTTATGCATTCTTATACGGAGCAGGCGATGCAAAAATCGGACTATCAGTTGATAAACAACTACAACCAAATAAGGCTAGAGCTAAAGGAAAAGAGGTACGTGCCGCGTTCATTGCCGCCATCCCTGGATTATCAGAGCTGCTACAGGCTGTTAAGAAGCGGTCTTCTACAGGCACGATCATGGCTGTCGATGGAAGAAAAATATATGTAGACAGTACTCATAAAGCTTTAAATTATTTACTTCAATGCTCAGCGGGAGTTATCGCTAAGCGTTGGCTACAAATTACATATGAAAATTTACCACCAACTGCTCACCAATTGGCATTCGTTCATGATGAATTACAATATGAATGTAAGAAAGAAGAAGTAGAAGATCTCAAGTTCTTACTTGAATCATCTGCAGTTCAAGCAGGTGAGTATTATAACCTCAGAGTTCCTATAGCGGCTGAAGCTAAGTCAGGTAGGGATTGGTCTGAGGTCCACTAACTTATGAAATTATTAATTGATGCAGACTTTATAGTATATAAATGCTGTGCAGCTGCAGAAAGTGAAATTGATTTTGGAGATGACGTAATACTTGTCACCTCTACTTTCAGTGATGCTTATGCTTGCGTGAAAAGAGAACTTAAACGTATCTCAAATAAGTTTGGATCTTTCGATGATCTTATACTGTTCTTTAGTGACAGCTGTAATTTCAGAAAAGATATCCAAGTAGATTACAAAGGTCACAGGAATCGTAAGAAACCCTGTGGATATAGACGTGTTATACAAAAACTCAAGACTGAGTTTAAAGTGATACGGATGCCTTGGTTAGAGGCTGATGATGCTATGGGGATTTATGCCACAGAAAATCCAGGTAATATCATTGTCAGTCCTGATAAGGATATGAAACAAATACCAGGAATGCTTTATAACTTCGATGAATCTTTCACAATCACGAAAGAAGATGGAGCTAAATGGCATCTAATACAAACCATGGCTGGAGATAATACTGATGGTTATGCTGGTGTACCTGGTATAGGTATAAAAAGAGCAACCGCATTGTTTGAAGAGCATGGTTATAGTTGGAAAACAGTTGTTAAAGCGTTTAAAGAGAAAGATTTATCGGAAGAGATCGCTCTTATTAATGCTCGTCTAGCAAGGATCTTAACTACAGAGGATTATGACTATGAAAGAAGGGAGCCAATACTATGGAATCCCCCAGCCGATTACTGCGTTAACACTTGAGCAAGACCTCAAGCTAAGACAAATAAAAGATGCCATAGAGCATCCAGATACAGATAGGAAAGACGTTAACACCGTCTTCCTTGCATTACAGAAGCAAAATTTTGTACTTGCTAACAGTATTACAAACCTAATAAACAAATGGCCGAAACCACCAATGACCATGGACCACAATATTACAGGCGTGGACCCGTCCAAGTCTGGGATTTTGTTCGTCAACAAGAACTCAACTTCCACCTCGGAAACGTAGTTAAGTACGTATGCAGAGCAGGTCATAAAGACGACGACATTGAAGATTTATCAAAAGCAATCCACTATTTATCTAATGAAATCGAATTTAGAACAAGCCAAAGAGTTCCGAGAAGCGTTTCAAGTAAAGAATTCTCAGAATCTCAGCTCGCGGAATATGCAGCGGAACTTAATAATTGAAGAATTTAAAGAATTTTTAGAAGCAGAAGGTATGCTCTTTCGTCAGAGCTTAGAGCTGCATGAGGATGCTATTAAAGAACTCAGTGATCTCGTATATGTTTGTTACCAATACGCAGCAAATATGGGATGGGATTTAGACGAGGCTCTTCGTCGAGTCCATGAAAGTAATATGTCAAAACTTGGTGATGGTGGAAAACCTATCTACAGGGAAGACGGAAAAGTATTAAAGAGCAAAAACTACAAACCACCTACATTAAGCGATCTCGTCTAATGACAAATTTAATATCAAGAACTGGTCGGGTTCAAAATTGGATAGATGATCCCGAGTCCCGCCTTCCAGTGTCATGCACTGTCTTCGTAGTAGAAGACTCAATGGAAG